TCTGACGATACTGTAACTCGGAAATCATATAAACCTCTGTCTCTTCTGATAGCATCCAAGATAGGGTTAACCGCGTCTAAGAAGTCTTGTCTTACTTTTTGGTCGTTTTGTTCAAACAATAATCTTACAGATACCGCTGAAATCAATTTACGAGCTTGAAGTAATAATCTTCTTACGTTTATTCTATCAAGTGCCGATTGAGCCACTTGTAGTGTTTTATTACCCCAAATTACCGTCCCAACATCAGAGAAAGTTGCAATTGGATTGATACGTCCTTGGTAAAGGGTGTCTCTATCTTCTTGAGTAAGTTTCTTTCTCGCTTTGATTGCGTTTACGATACCTCTTGTGTAACCTGCCGCCGCGAACCAAGGGAAAGCGATGTTGTCGGTTAACGCTAAGTTTCTAACAACTTCTGCCGTTGGTGGTAAGTAGATTTGTGTATTGTTAACACTATCTCTTGTTAATACCCAAGGGTAGTATGTTGCGGTATAGTTAGAGTCGACTCCTGTAGTTTCTAAGTTATTTATTGCCTCTTGAGGGTAAATTAAATCAGTTGCCAAGTTTACTGTTGGCATAAACAAATCAATATCCGGTGTTGTACAAACGTATAATGAGTCAGCTCTGTTAAATTCAATCATCTCAATCGCATCTTCAACTAAATCAGAATTATTAACATAATCAATACCCGGAGTAACAAATAAGTTAATATTCACCGCCTCAGGATTAGAGAATGTTTGTTGTCCTAATAAGTAAGCGTAATAATCGGTGTTTGCCCAATCAACATTATTTTTTCCAACAGTAATTTTCTTGAATGCTCCCCATCCTGTTGCCGTTGGATATTGTATACTTGTACAAGCCCCGTTTAAGTAACCTCTTCTACCTAATTTAAATGTGTCGGTATTTGTTCTAGATTCTCTATAGATATCCCAACCATCAAATCCTCCTTGAACTAATAATGAGAATTTACGTGAATAAATTCTGTAATAAGGACTAACTTCACTATCAGGGTCTGATGTAAATGGTGCGTCACCAACAAAGAATTCTGGGTTAGATGTTCCCGGATAAACAATTGATGATGCGTTAACATCCATATGGAATCCTCTTGTTTTATATGTCCAATCATTCCCTTCCACAGCTGTACATAAATCTAATGGTAATTGTTTACCTTTATATTGGAAGAAATCAGGGTCATATCCTGCACCATATCCTGTAGAAATACCTAAGTAAGTTCTACGAACATTATCGCCCGGACTTTGGATTGCCAAGTTAGAACCTGAACTTAATCCAAATGGTGGGTCAAATACAACCTCTCCAGGGTAATCATATTTAGTTTTATAAATTGGGAACGGTGGTCTAGAAGTTGCGTAATTTCTAAATCTAAATCCTTGGAAACCACAAGGTAACGCATCAATCGGTGCGTCCTCATTCATCTCAACCATAATGTATTTTGAGTTCAACGCGTATTCTCCATCGGCAGTACCAATTTTTTGTCCAACAAACGCATTATCCTGAGGATTCATCGAACAATTTGTGAATTTCTCAATAACAACAGGATTATTATCTGTGTCATAAAAATCTCTAACTAAAATATCAAAAGTTAAATTACCAAATGACATATTTGCTATTGAAATTTTAACCTCAGTGTTAGCGTCATCACCATCAGAAACTGTTGTGAATCTGAATAGATTGTATACTTTACTACCTCTTAATTCAGATACAACCCAAGGGGAAGACGGTGTTTGGTATTTTTCTAAATAAAACGCTATCGAAGACATATCGTTATTACTGTTATTAGCTCTTGGTAATCCAACTAAATTACAATTAATACCTCTAATATAACCTTTATTATAACCATAGTTTAATAATGTTTGAAATCTCTCTTCTACAAATAATGGAACCGTAGTTCTTGGTTTTGCAAAGTTTGAAGAACCAAATACTTTTGGTAAATATTTAGAATCTGACTCACTAAATGAGGTTTCAAAGAAAAATGTATTATTATCCTTATCAGTTATGTTTAAACCAAATTCAGAATAAGGATTTTTACCAATACTTGAGTATCCACCTGTACAATTCATTGTTACATCGGTCACATCATTTACTTGATAAGTTGGTCCATCACTACCCGCACCATAAGTCGCAATACCTCTTGAACGAAGTGTTGCAAGAATTAAATCGTCAAAGTCTGTATAAGATGTTCCTGTATAAACATAAACAGAACCTCTAACACTACCCGTATAACAAGTTTTAATTGAACCTGAAGTATAGTTTCCAGTATTACCTGATGTTAGTGGGTTACAAGGATTTTGTATTTCAACGGTTACGTTAAAAGATGTTCCTGTTGAACTACCATCGTTAGGTATTAAAAGATATGTAACAGCACCTGTTGAAAAATTAACAACCGATACATTACTAGTTTGTGCTGATAAATTTACCGTTACACCTGTACAACAAGCACTAAACGTTGGAACAATAGTTGATAAATTTGTTCCTGAAAAAGTCGCAAAAGGTAAAACAACACTAATTGTGCTGTTATTGTAATTAATACTTCCTGCAACACCAAGAACACTAAATGAATAGAAAGATGAACAATTTGATGATGTAGAACTTTGTCCAAGAGTATCGATTACCGTATAGTAAGAACTACCTGTATAACTACCATTATTATTATCAAATAATGCGTAATACCAAGGGTCATTCTCTGGAGCAGTATAATCAGCTAAATGTGAATCAACATTGTTTACGTCGAATACGTTTGTTACGTTTGTATAACCTATTGAAACTAAATTATCGTAATCATCACCTAATATTGTACCATAACAGTATAATGAGGTTGCTGAAGTTGATAAAGTTGTTGAGGAAACAATAACATTGAAAACTTGTTGTTGGAAATCTGAAATTATTGTTGACGATGTTCCGTTAAAATTTTCATAAGTTTCATTAAATTTATTTGTTATTATCGATTCATCACCTGTAAATGCACCAAAGACAACTGAACTTATATCATTATTACATCCGGTAAACGGTAATGTGAATGAATATTCCGTATATCCTGTACATATAGATTCACATGATGTAAAATCATATGTACTACCTGAACAGTCAAAATCAACTGTTGTTTTATCAACATTCGCTATCGTTCTAAAAGACCAAGATGGTCCCGCGTCATATCCTGACAATCCCAAAATTCTTGTAACAAACAATTGATTTGATTGTTGTAAATAAGATTTTGCGATATACGAAGCTTCATACTTCGGTATTTGTGTATTAATAAACTTTTCAGGGGATGTTCCTCCAAAAAAAGTTGAGAATTCATCGAAATTTCGTATAAAGATAGGTTCGAATGCTGGTCCTTTTTGTGTTTCACCAACAATACCTAATGTGGTTACCCCCACACTTTGTGCTACGAAACTTAAATCAACTTCGGAAGTATATACCCCGGGAGATACGAATACTTTGCTGTTTGTTGCCATTAGTTTGTTTTGTTTATAATTTTATTTATATATAAATATTAAAAAAAAATCAAAATACTTTACTTCGTAGCAACTATTTATATTTTAGGGAGATTATTTTCTACCTTTTTTCTACTTATGGATAAAGACATCAAAAAGATTAAAAATTTAAAGATATCGGTGGAGACACACGAGATTCTTAAAACTTACTGTGAAAAGAAAGGTATTAAAATGTATCGGTTCTTAGAAAGACTTATTATTGAAAAATGTAAACCGACTAAAGATATCTATGGGGAAGACTAAAGTATCTTATCAATAAATTGAATTGTTGATTCTAATGAGTCATCTTTCTTAACAATATTTAACCTTAATACGTCTCCGGAGTTAATTTGTATTAACTCTAAATCAGAACCATAGTAATCATCATTGATATACACATCAAATGATTCAACATTTATTGTTTCACCAATTTTAATATCAACAATGTAACTAAACAATTGTGTTAACGTATTATTACCAACAACAAACAATGCTTGACTACCAAGACCGGTTTCGTCATTTTGTTTCCGACCACGCTTAGTTGTTTTTTTTTCTATTTCAACAACTTGTAAAACTCTTGTTATTGCCGGGGAAACTTCAAACTCATCTTCATCAATTAAAAACCCTAACATTGTAAATTCATAACTTTGTATGTAGTATTTTCTTTTCTCAACATCAACAACAGATTCATCAGTAATCGCACCCATAACAATTGGAATGTAATGTCCTTTGATTACCGCATAGGCTTGTCTTGATGCAAATTTTTCTAAAATAACCTGATTAAGTTTATTTAACTCTCTCATTCTGTTACAAATAATTTTAACAGAATATGTTATATCAACCGGAACGGGTTGAGGTATTGTATAAACATCCATCCCATTTCTTTGTCCATCCCAAGTAGGTACTTGAGCGTAAAAATATTGTCTTCTATTTGGAATATTATACATAAGAGCCGGGTTAGTCCCAAATTTAACCTCCGGGATTCTAATTGTTGTAATAAAAGGAGGTTCCGTGTTTTTATCAATATTTTGGAAATTCCAAGTTTCAGTAAACTGAGCCCAATTTTGTGTGGTAACAATAATATCAACGGTTGGTATTGTTTTACCCTCAACCACCACTTTTAAATCATCTCTAACAAAATCTAAAAAACCTCTATCTAAATCGGCATGCAATAAAGATTTTGGAAGATAAGTTCCGTCTTTATTGATTTTATCCAAAAGTTCTTCTCTTCTTGGTAAAAGAGTTTTGGACTCCGTTAGTGGTATATTTTTCTTTATTTTACTTGGTAAACCCATTTTATTGTTTTGTTATAAATATTTTGTTTCTTGAATTTATCATTTCTACCTCACCGGCTCTATATATAGGTTCTTCGGTGTCTTTCATAACGTAAGAGTTGTATTTGTATGGGTTGTAAGTCACAATATTACTATTTGGTTCGGTTGGTAGGTTTTCACAAGGATATTTACAATAATCCATCAATGTTCCAATCACAAATGAATGAACATTCTTTCTTTTCTCTTTTATTACCTTTTCTCTTCCTCCCGGTCTAACTCTAAACTCAACATCACTTAGTTTGACGTAATCAGAATGATTAACAACTAAACCTTTATATATTATTGAAAAAGTGTGTTTATGTAGATTATAATAAATCATAACTTTTTTACCGATGTAATCCTTTTCTTCATCATTTGAAACATCTTCAAAGATTCTGTTTGCTTGTGATTCTGTTATTAATACTTTCATTATTAGTAATATGTTGTTACCGTTTTAACGGGTAAATTAAAATTATCTTGAAACCATTTTTTCATTGGTCCCTTCCAATGGTTACCAAACATAGAGTCTAAATGTTCGGAATATTCACCTGTTACATCTAATGTTGGTGCATCATCTTTAAATGGTTTAGCTGATGGTTCGTCACTATAATATTCTACTTCTAAATAATAAAAAATAACATCACTATCTTCTTCACCTTCCCAATCTCCATTATAGAAAATTAATAAGTTTTCATTTTCATTATAATCAACTAAATCACCATCCTCACCGTCATCCATACCATAAGTCCAATGAATATCGTCTTTATTAAAATCTCCTTCGATATATGAATATATTGAATCAAATAATTTATTTTCTGTTATTAATACTTTCATTATAACCCTCTAAATTCGTTATTTGTAACCGGTGACGCCATAATTGTTCTATAGAATGGTTTGTATCCACCCAAAGTATGTTTGTTGTCAGAAGTAACCCTTCCATCATTATTAACCGTGTAATATCTTACTTTGTCTTCTGTTTCGTAGTATCCGATATAATCACCATAACTAATCTCCACCTCTAACTCATCCAAATCTCTTTGATAAACAGATACTTTCATATTACCCGGCTCCATTTGGTCAATTTTAGAATTACCTAAATATTTGTTCTCAGGGGCCATAATTTGAACATATCCTTTGAACTCCACCGGTGGTAAAAATTTGATACCGTCAGATACCGTCTCACCATAAACATCGTCCGTTTTGGTCTTATATCTATCAACACGATATAGAACTAATGTAAAGTTCATATCCCCGTGTAACCATTCGGTCCCAAAGTCTTGTTCTAACTTGAAATCCTCCGCTCCAAAGAACTTACCTATCCTTGTAATTGGTACTTTATTATCCATATTGTTTTTATCTATTATAAAAATTTTCGTTTCTTGTTCCGGATTGGTTGATATACACTTTTAATCCAAAATAATCTTTTAAATCTTTTGTTATATGATGATTCCATTCGTCTCTGTAACGAACAGGAATTAAATTTTTGTCGTTAGCTTTCAAATATTTACTATCATCAGGAACAACATAAGTTATTTTCATATAATATTCGCTCTCATCTCCTACGGGAGTTATTTCAAACGCAATCTTTGAGACCCCTTCAGGTTTTGATATATTTAGATATCGTCTAATTAACTTTGTATCCCGGTCAAGATTTATTGGTTTGTTGTTCATATTGATAAATATTATAAAATGTGTTATATTTCTACTAAAAGATTAAATTTGGAAAACAATACATCTGAAAATTCTAATTTAACAATAGAACAACGAGCGATATCTATCCTTGAAACTTATCAGGGGGCAAATAACTATATCCTAAAATTAAAATTCCAAAAGGAAACTAACAAAAGATTCTTCCCGACTCGGGCACAATCTGACTACATAATAAATTTTAACGAAGTAACACCAAAGGTAGCCAAAAGATGGGTTGATTTAGACCCCTACTTTGCCAAAAAAATTGCTGATGAAAAATTATTACTTAAAATCCCCGAACAGGTATGGGTGGAAAAGCTATTAGTTGAGAAAGAAAAATCCTACCACGTTTGGGGAAAAGTTTTAGAATCTGAAACAATCCACGATTTTTGGTTACCTAAAGGTGCTTTGATTAAAACACACACAATTAAGAATATTGTGGTAGATTATTCAAAATACTCTAATCGTCCACCATTAGAACATCAAAAAGAAGCTATCGAAAAACTTGCCGGTTCTAAAAGGTTTATTCTTGCCGATGATATGGGATTAGGTAAAACCACCGCAACCATTATCGCCGCTTTAGAGACGGGTGCAAAGAAAATATTAATTGTTTGTCCGGCATCTCTTAAAATTAACTGGCAAAGAGAAATTGAGAACTATACCGATAGAAGTGTTTATATCTCTGAAGGTAAGAATTTTTCAATAGAACACGATTTTGTTATTGTAAATTACGATATTCTTAAAAACTTCTACGATTTGAAAGGTAAATCAGAATCTTTAATAACACAAGGAAATTTTGATTTAATTATTTTGGATGAGGCTCATTATGTGAGTAATGGACAAGCCGCAAGAACCAAACTTGTTAATAGTTTTTCTAAAAGTTGTGAAAGAGTGTGGTTATTAACCGGGACACCGATGACTAACCGTCCAATGAATTATTTTAACTTATTGGCTCTTATTGAGAGTCCGGTGGCTCAGAATTGGATGGCTTACGCTATTAGATATTGTCAAGGTTACCAATTCACCGCAGGAACTCGTAAAATATGGAATGTAACCGGAGCATCCAATTTGGAAGAATTAAGAGACAGAACCTCAAGACAAGTTTTACGTAGGTTGAAAACGGAAGTGTTAGATTTACCTGAGAAAATTATTACACCGGTTTATCTAAGATTAAAGTCAAAACTTTATGAAGGGTTGATGGGGGAATACTATGATTGGTATAATAAGAATCCCGATGAGTCAACATCTTTGACGGTTCAATTCAGTAAGTTAATGAAAGTTCGTCAGGTAATTGCTGAAGAAAAAATAAAAGATACTATAGAATTAGCTGAAAATATTTTGGAACAAGACAAAAAAGTTATTATCTTTACCAACTTTACTGAAACATTAAACAGAATTGCCGACCATTTTGGAAAACAAGCGGTTAGATTAGATGGTTCAACATCAAAACCTCAACGACAATATGCTGTTGACCAATTCCAAGATAATGAAAAGATTAAAGTCTTTGTTGGTAACGTAAAAGCTGCCGGTGTAGGTATCACATTAACCGCCGCTGAAGCAGTAATCATTAATGACTTATCATTTGTTCCGGGTGACTTAGCTCAAGCAGAAGACAGAGCATACAGATACGGACAAAAAAATTCGGTATCAGTTTACTACCCAATATTTGATAACTCAATTGAAGGAATTATTTACGATATGGTAAATCAAAAGAAACAAAACATTGGAACCGTGATGGGGGACAATATCTCTGAAAGTGGAGATTTTATCGGAGAACTTATGAATAAAATAAACAACCGGGGTTAATTCGGTTGTTTAGATATTTATCGTAATAAACAAGCCTATATGAAAAATACAGAAAACAAGGTTAATCTATTAATTCAAGAGATTAACAAAAACGAAACGGACAGAAAAATATCATTAGTTTTATCAGAATCAAAAGCAGAAAAATGCTCACCATCTAAAGTTGAAGAAATTAGACAAGTATTCAACACAAACCCAAGAGTGAAAGAGTCGTTTAAAAACTCAATCAACCATATATTAAGAGAAGTGTTCCCTAACAATTATTACGCAAAAGGTAAATATGGTGAAGGGGAGATGTCCGGAATATACGATTTAGAACAAGAGGGTCGTTCAGTAATAAACAAATTAAACACAAACTATAGTTGTTTTTGTGTGTTACTTAGAGATGTTAATAAAGTTTTATTATCTCAAAAACAACAACCAATATCGTTTCAAAACTCAGACTCATTTGAACAATTAAACCAAGTTAAACGTTTTGTTAACGTTATTGATGATTATAAAGACAGAATTTTTAATCCCGAGTCATCAACATTCCAATCTCTTATGATGGTTTTAGGACAAACCCACGCTTGGGGTCAAAAACGAGAAGACACTACGGTCGAAATCCTTAAAAAACAATTTGGTAAAGATAATGTAAATGCTGTTGGTAAACTTGGTAGTAGTGAAGATATGATTGGTGGAATTGATTGTGAAATAATTATTGATGGTGAGAGAAAAACCGCACAAATTAAACCATTCACAAATACCAAAACTGAAGACGGTAACACTATTGTTATGGGTTCAGGAAATGTTAAAAGATATAATACCGATTGGTTGATATTTGCCAAAAACAACAAAGAAATCCTGATATTTAACAATAAAAACGGTAAAATATGGGGTGGTAATTTTGTTTTCCCTGAAGAAAATTTAATTTATACTCTTAGCTGATATTTATATAGAAACACAAATCTATATGGCTGGAATTGCAGAACCGGAAAGAACCCAACTTTACACACGAATCAAACACTTATTGGGTGCACCACTTCGTTCGATTGAAATCGAAGACGAAATGATGGATAGTTTAATGGAATTGTCAATTAGTGATTATTCCCAATATGTTCAAGATTGGTTAATTGAATCCCAATGGACATCCCTATATAATCTTAACTTAGATACTCAATCATTATCAAGAGCATTCATAACTAAAAGTTTAGACTATGAAACTCGATACACTTACGCTTATTCAAAAATTGTTGGATTACAAGCCGGTGGTGATTGGGAACTTAAAAAAGATTATATTGATTTAGTTGCTCATCAACAAATTTATGAAATCCCTGCTAATAGAGAAATCAATGAAGTTATGTGGTATACACCCGCAGAACTTAATAGTATGTTATTAGACCCTTGGACTTTTGGTTCATTGGGTGCCGGTGGTATTGGTGGACCGGGTGGGTTTGCTCAGATGGGTATGTCAGGTTCAATGTTTATGATGCCAGCGTTTGATATGTTATTGAGAATGCAAGAGAATAATATTCAACGAAGAATTATTGCCGGTGATTTAACTTATAGAATTACAGCTTTACCTGAAGGTAAAAAGGCGTTACATTTAATGCAAGTTCCCGGTGGTAAATTTGACTTTGGTAGTGCAACAATGAAAAGAGGTAAAGTTTGGTATTGGTATTATGACGTAGGTCCTGCAGATAGAGACAAATGTTTAAAATCAAATCCGGACATTATTAAATTACCTTCAGATGTTCCGTTAGAAGGAATTGATTGGGTAGATTTAAATAACCCCGCTCAAGTTTGGATTCGTCGTTGGTTTACCGCTTATGTTAAAGAAACTTTAGCGAGAGTTCGTGGTAAATTTAGTGGTAATGTTAAAACACCTGATAGCGAGTTAACAATGGACTATCAATCATTAGCGACAGAAGCTAAAGATGAAAAGACTAAATTAATTGAAGAATTGATTGGTGCTGAAGGTAGGTTAACAAGATTAAAACCTGAAAAAGTAATGGAACGAGAGGCATTAATCGCAGAGAACTTAAACAAACAGTTAAAGTTCAGAGCAATGCCAAGACAAATATACGTAATTTAATTTATATGACATTTATAACAAGAACAAAAATTGGGAACAAATTATTTGGCTCAATGTCCAATTTAAACACAACTAACCCTATTCAAACAGTTACGGTTCCGGAACATAGAACTAATGGCGAAGAATTCATCTTAGTTAAAGATGTCCCTAATTGTAAAATAATATTAGACCAAAGTAGTACTGAACACATTGTAATAAAGTCATTAACTAATGTTTTAATAGTTCCATTTATGGGTCTTATTGATGAACAATATGATGAAATATTAATTGAAAGAGGTGCTGCCGTTGAATTATTCCGGGTTGACGGTAATTGGTATATTCTTTCAAGTGATGGGGTAAAACTACAATAAAAAAGGTGTCGTATTCGACACCTTTTCTGTTTTAATTAATATGTTCTTCCCAACCTGGTTCTGCCAATTCATAAATGTATTCAGAACTAACACCAACTCTATCCCAAAACTTTAATTCCAAATCAGTTATTGTTAATAAATCCTCAATCGTATCTTGGTCCCCTTCTTTATTTGGTATACCTCCAACCAACTCACATTGAGTCTTAGTAAAAAACCCTCTATCTTCAGGGTTAGCAATTAATAAACTTTCTCTTAACTCCTTATTAAAAACAATTAATAATGGTTCCACTTTTTTATTAAATGTTGAGATTGCTCTTGCAACATTATAATCTCCGGTTAAGTCAGGGTTATTCTCAATTTCGGTTTGGTCCAACATATAACAATTAAGTTGTATTGTTGAGGTAGACTTATCTTCAGGTTCCATACCATTAACTGATGTAAATAAATCCAATTCTTTTTTAGTGTAATTGTTTTTTGTGATTTTTTGAACATCTCCGTGTGACGCTTTTAAACCATTATTGACATAGCTAATAACATCTCCCAATGAAACTTTTAAGTCGTGTTTGATAGCCAATTCCATATGAGCCATTCTACTCATCAATGAACCCGCCTTTGTTTTCTGACCACATCTCTTTTTATAATCTTCAACAGATAGTTTAACTCTCGCTCTTTGAGCGATTTGTTTTAATGGGATTTGTTGGTTGTATATTCTTTGGTGATACTCAAAATACCACTCAACGAATTCTTGTCCTTTTCCTTCTAATAACAATTTCACACCTTTATCTAAAAACACCTCAATGTATAGTGGTAATTTCTTAGATTTAATTGAGTTCCCGGTTAATTTAATTTTACCATTAGATTCCATTGTTGCGTAGTTCTTTCTACTCAAGTTAATACAAGAATCCCAAGTTCCATCACAATCTAACCCCATCTCACCTTTCATAAACAAATCATTGTATTCTGCGGTGTCGGCGTAATATCCTCTGTATTCTTTACCCTCTTTAACTAACCAATTTAGTCCTTTACCAATATAAACTCTATCATCAACACCCTCATCCGGTAAACTAAAGTTAACACCATCCGTATCAAGTACCAAAGGTGTGTATCCTCGTTTAACAAAGTATTTTACCATTTGACGAAGATATTGTCTTCCGGTGCAGGTAATTCTTTCACCACTATTCATTTCCCCCCACTCATAAACGTGTGGTGCTGATAATCCACCAAACATCGAGTTAATAAAGATTTTTAATGGTAATTGTTTTCTATCGTATGAAAGTGATTTTTTAGAATCAATTGATTTATACTCCGACGCCAAGTTTTTATACATAATACGAGCATTACGGAAATAAGTTAACATCCCTTTCATCCCACCCATAACATCACACTCAGGGAACACGTCGTGAACCAATTGAATAGACGGATATAGGGAAGAGTAATCGAGTTTTAATACGTTGGTAGAGTAACCCACCTTAAGTAGTCTTGAAAGTCCTCCTACGAAGTCTGTCTTCTCTTCTTTTGCTGGAATAGCTAATTTGTTCTTGTAAGACCAAGCCAACATAATCATTCTCCATAGAGTTGCGGTTCCCATTGTGGAAACTCTCTCGTATGTTGTTGGTACCATTGATGCTAATAGAAACGTTCCTTGGTTGAATTCATCATCCACTGTCAACGTTTCCTCTAAGTCATCGTCAAGATATCTCTCCACAATATTATCTCCGGTAACCTTTAAGTATTTCCCCGGGAATCTTGTATCTAAATTATTAAAGTCCGGATTATCGGCTCTTTTATATTTCCCATTCTCAACATTTAACCAATATTCCTCCTTTTTGGCATACATCGGTCCAATTTCTAAGTGGTCAATATAAACTCGGTCGGGGGCTTCAGCTTTAATGTATTGAGTAATGTATTTAAGTCCTGCGGATTTAATACTTGAATTGATTGCTTGTGCTCTACGAACTGAGTGGATAATATCAATAATATTATAACCCCACAATTGAGTTTGTGAGAATCTCTCTACCTCGTTGGCAAGTTTTAACATACCGTCTTTTTGAGATATGGGTCTTGCCGGGTTTAGTGATTTAGCGATTTTTTTGATGTCCAAGTTAAGTGCTTTGCATCTCTCAAATATCCAAAACCAGTCAAAGTTTGCTGAATTGTATCCACCAATGATTGATGGTTTAAGTTCATCGATAATGTTGAAGAACTCAACTAATCCTCTTCGTTCTTGGTCCTCATCCGCACATTCAATAACTTTTTGGTATCCTTTATTGGTTTTGATTCCAATCATAAATATACGACCGTCTTTAGGTTCAAGAGCAGTCGTCTCCAAGTCAAATCCGAGTCGGGTGATGTCATTGTATTCTTCATACCCTTTGAATAGTCTTTTCTCTCTTGAAATTAAATATTGTTCTACCGGTGGGAGAACTGTTAATTTTCCTTTTGTCTTTTCACCCCACGGGTCTACACCACCCTCTTTAAAGAATTGGATGAGTGAACGATAACCCTTCATTGATTTAACCATATATTTGAGACCCTTTTCTAATCTCTCATTACCTTTGGTTTCTAACTTATCAATGATGATTCCGTGTTTTTTCATCGCATCTTTTTGTAAGTCTTTAGATTTTGAATAAAAGTTCAAATCTCTCAAGTCTCCAACCCAAGCAAATGCCGTAAATGTATCTTTTTTGATTATTTTTCCCTGACTCGGGATTTCTTTAATTTTGTAGACTGAATCTGATACGTAATCATATTCAATCGCAACTATGTGCTCTTCGGGGTCATTCCCTTCAAGGAATGCCTTAATTTCTTCTTGTGTTATCATAATTATATTTTTTAGATTGACATATTGGCTCCGATATAAATCGGGTTTGTCTTGTTTCTATAAATATATTGTAATAATCTCATTTAGTCAAATACAAAAAAAAAAGACCCGAAGGTCTTTTTGTTTTATAATGGTAATCCTGAAACATATTCTGATGTTAGGTCAACCCAACCACCGTTAATACTATATTTCCAAAATTGGTCGATATTAACGTATGATTCATATCCATAATCTGTATTAATAAAAACACCACTAGTGAAAAATATCTCAGTAGAAGGTCTTGATAATAACACACTATTTGTTGCTCCCGATAAATTAGCAAATAAATAAGTAAATGCGTTTTCTTTAATTTTATTTGTTGAAAAAATCATTTGTTTATTATATATTTCTTCCGATGTTCCCGTAAATCCTGATAATGTACCACGAAACGGCCATAAGATATCAACTAACTTATAAAATTCATAATCTCCTGAACCTGAATAAGTACTAAATGTTGGTGTGGTAGCACTCCAAGTTGTTAATACCTCACCTATGGCTCCCGCCACAGCTCCACAAGTATTATCTGTGATACTATCTGGTTTACCTTTTCTTAACATTCTTCCCGCACGACCATCTATTGTTACACCAATATGAGGTGTACTTGTTATAAATAAAGTTCCGCCACTTGTAATGTGGCTAGCCCAAGCACCTAACCCAACAGTTCCAACAAATGGGAACCCTGCTAAACCACCTGACATAAACGGACCAAGAAATGTGTTCATAGAAGTTGGAAATTGTCCAATATTATCAACACCTGTAAATACGGGACCATCAACATCATCAGAACATATACCTTCGGCGTAAATAATATCATCAGGGGAATAACCTTTACTAGTAATAAATCCTTTTGTATACTCACCCCAAGATTCCGATAACGTTGACGAAGAATATGCTAAACCACCTTCCGGATTAACAATACCTCTAAGGGTAGTTGTATAACCTGATTGTAATGGAGCCGGCGCCGGCACATTAAAATTGTAACTATAGTTATATTCTAAAACATTAATATCATAATTACCATATGGATATGGTGTAATATTATTAAATGGTATTGTCTGAATACCTAAATTTTGTGGTGTCCCTCCGGATGCTGGAGTAAAGGTAACAGACGCGGTTTTACCTATTAAATTATTACTGATAATTCTTAAACCTATTGACATAATTATTTTTTTTGTTTTTTTTTATTTATTTATAAATATCAAACACTTTAAAAAAGTTAAAGTAAAATGTTTGATATAATATCATTATTTGGGATTATATCATCACCTAAATTATTATCAGGAATACTATTTGTTATAATATTGTTATTTGGTATGATGTCATCACCTAAATTATTGTCAGGAATATTACTCGTTATAATATCGTTATTTGGTATAACATCGTCATCTAAATTATTATTAGGGATTGTTTTATAAATAAAATCTTTGTCTTTAATTAATTCATAATTAAAATATACAAGTGATGGTGGTTGTGGTATAACAGAATGTGATACACAACAAGGATAAACTGATGTGTAGCAAGTATCATATTCTAAATCGTCAGCAATAAATGACTCTTGAATATATATGTTTAGTTTTTCCCTAATTGGTAATATTATATTACCGTCAGATGTCTTTATTAAAAATTGTCCTTCATTTCTACCCTCAACACTCGTGTCTTGTTTGGTAAATTGATAGTAAATATAATATTCAGGTTCTGCATTGGGGTCGTCAAATATTTTTTCAACAAACCCCGCTGGTCTTGAAGTTATTTTTGGAATACCTGTCTCAGAATTAACCATAGAAAAGAATATGGTTGAGGATTCCAATAATTCCATAAAATTATTGTAATCACTTCTACCATCTTTTACTACTTGAAGTTTAAGAAGAGGTAAGGTTGCGTTTTTCTTTATAAAAAATTCCATTAAAGTTTTTATTTATAAATACTTCAAAATATAGAATTAACTTTCTTTTCTTAATGAACCGTCATAATGTTCAAATCTATCGTGTTCCGTTGGTGTTAATAACAATAATCCCGGATTAATTTTTCCTTTAACAGTTTCTTGATAACAATAAGACATTAACGTCTGTTCAAATGGGTGAGCCCATTTTGTTTCTAAATAACACTTATAGTTACCTTCTCTTGTTAATATTATCGGCCAATTACATAAATAAACTTCCCCTGTCGCATATGATAACCCTTTATATGTCCTTATCTCCTTAAATTGTGTTTTAGGTGAATTAGGGTCTAGTCCTTGAACCGGTAATTTAGGGTTATTCGGCCAATGAGATTGTCTAAAATCTTGAGGGACATTATACCAACTCCATTGAACACTATTATCACCAAAAAATTCACTAAAATTTAATTTAAGAAAATCAAAATTTTCTTTTTTAACAATCTCTACTGATTTTTGATATAATTTATCAACAAAACGAGGGAACCCATTTCTACATACCTCACCTTTTTTTGGATAAAAAGCCATATCGTCTTCAAACCACCAATAACAATCTAAATCAGTTTCATCAAAATGTTCAGCAACAAACACTCTCCCCCCGACAATACCAATGTTGTCTTTTTTAATATGTTCAAAACCATATTGTTCACATAGTTCAAGATATCTTGGTGTTGTTGATAAATCGGTTGAGTTATCTAATAAGAATTTTTTTGGTTTATCAATAAAGTCAGAATCATAATCTAACATAGATTGGATTAATACCTCAAATTGTTTAGGTGAGTTAAATGCTATAACATACAATCCAACTTTGGATGTGTCTAAACTATTCGGTTTAATTGGTAAAACACTTTCTTTAACTTGAGTCGTGTTATTTTTTAAGTCCTCAAAAAATTTACCCATTAATCCATTATCTTCTATTTCTGAATAACTAATCAACTCAGGGTATTTGTATGTCATAATTGTAAATAACGATTCTTCAGTTCCCATTAACCCTTGTGATAATGTATCATTCATTAACCCGTAATAGATACCGTTAATATCTGATATAACATCTTTTCTTCCTCCGAAGAAACCTGCTCGAGCAACCATTTTAACTGGTTCTCCGGCTAATTCACATAATTCAGGATATTTAAATCCGTGGATTTCAGAATTAGTTTCATAAGGGAAACAAACAAAATGAAAATTTTTAACTAATTGAGGTAATTTATCTAAAACCTTATCGTGTGTAAAATATCCCGGGTGAATTGTATTTGTTAACCCAGCGTCAATCCAAAACATATATTCTGAATTAAACCTATCTAAAATTTTAGCATCGTGTAGGAGATAAATTTTTGACATAACCAACGGGTTATACATCTCTAATTTAGCTTGAGTTGAATCGGTTAACCATCCGACTTGATTATACCAATCCGGATTTGTTCTTATATTTTGTATTTTATCAAAAAAATCGTTGTCTTTAAACCAAGACAAACTTCTACGAACAAATTGTGTGTTTTCACTTCGTCTATTGTTTGACACAAATTTCTCTAACTCTTCGTCACCAAAAATAATCATATTCACATCAACTTGTAATAGTTGTTGAAATTTATCTAAATAATGTTGGAATGAACGAGACCAACCCTCTTGAAGGTCTCCTCTACCTATATCCCATAATCCTGTCACTAATGTTACTTTACTCATATTGTATCTCTAATTTTATATATTATTTTATCAACAAATTCATATTCCATAATTTTGGATAAGTCTTCGTAAAATAACCCATCCCCGAATACGTCTTCTTGAAACATTGGTAAATTTTTAGTATTAGGAATGACACCCATACATTTACCAATATTCCCTAGTGTTACTTCTTTTGTCGTCCAATTAATTGTTCCTCCCCATTTATGTTTAAAAATGTATAGTTTTTTTTCTGTAACGACTTCCCTTATATACTCAAAGGCATCATCAACATAATAATCATCGTCGTCCGCAAACATAATAAAATCACCGTCAAGGTTATTAATGTGTTTGTTTAATAAAGGGTGTCCAAACTTACCTAATCTATCCCCATCATTTATAATGTGATTTAATTTAAAATTAACATCATAATTAGATAAAACATTTTGAACAAACTCGTGATTTGTATCGGATATTATGGTAAAAGAATCGTTTTGGGTTAACTGATTTTTAAAACTATCAATCAATCTTGGTAATGATTCTCTTCCAATAGTTGTGCAAACAATGTTAAAAGAATAGTTAGACATCATATTTCTCATCAATTTTATATTTGTCGACATCCAATAAATCCATAAGGTCCAATATCCCTCTTTGTAAATCTAACCAATCACCAAAATTAAAAAATTTAACGTCATTTGTGTGAGTTAATATAGATAAAACCTCTTGTTCACTAATTAATTTACCTGTTGTTGTGTAATATGTTTCAAAAATCGATAAGTAATTAGATAAAACTTTTTGAATAGACTCACTTGTCCCTCCAAACATACCTCCGGGAACTAACTTAAAGTCTGTGTTAAACATATTAACAAGAACTGCTTTTAATTCGTAATTAACCTGAATTGATTCTCCTCTTAAACAAATAAAACCATTCTCAGATATTTTTTCATTTATTTTATTTAAAAATAATTCTGAATGGGCAAAAACATTAATGTAATCTCTCCATCTATCGTGACAACTAGTTCCAAAAAGTCCGGAATCAATCCACACAACATTTTTATTATCTTCACACTCATCGAGTAAAAATTGTAACTTATTAAAAATAACTTCTACATAATTTTTAACACAATAAATTCTATCGTAAATTTCCCCTTCGGCAAATTTAACTAATCTAATTGGGTTTATGTTGTTTAGGTAATTTTCAGAATTTAATTCGTGAAACTTTATGGTTACATTTGGTTGGTTAAATTGTTCACCTAAATGATATTTGTCGTAAGTGTATTGATTAGTGTAAATAACATATTCAAAACCTTCAAAAATTATACTACGTAATGTTTGGGTTAATAATGGATATGATTTATATACCATACCACCTCTGGAATCTTCATAGTTTAATTCATAAACTGATGTAATAATTTTTAATACCATTTGTCGTGATTGGGGATTAATAAGTTTATGTGTTTGCTAGAATTGTTTTTTAAGTCAACACCGTTATGTAATGCTGAGAAACACATTTCATCTATATTACCCGCAGGTATATTATATAAATTGTCAACATATTTAATCTCAATACATTCATCCCAAGTTTTTAAAAATGAATAAAATTTATCTTTATCAATATCTAAAAATTGAATGCAGTCTTCCGGCATCCACATATCCACTTTATTATATTGAACGTCAAATTTATTTTCATAATGTAAGTATCGTCTTCCTAACATACTATTTGTCTCAACCTCTTTTTCAAAAAGATAGGTTACTTGACCGGCAACACTATTAGGTATAAAACACTCTAACACATTTTTTTTTGTGAATAATGATTTGTTTGGTATAACATCCGTATCTGTTAAAATTACTTTAGTAAATCCACTATCTAACGCAAATTTTACTGAGAATCTTTTAACTGAAAAATCAAAATCATAATAATTCGTATTATATGTCACATATTTTTCATTATATTCCTTAATATGTGAAACAAATACATAATCTTCTTTAGTAATTGATTCCGGATTATCTGTAACTATGAAAATATTTGGTTTATCTTCAAATTCTTTAAATGATTCTATCATTCTATTTGTTTGGGCATAATATCTATCACCATAACAAAATGTTGCTATCGCATATTCCATATTTTTACAAATTACCTGTTATTCTTTCACACCAACCTTTTGACTTACTAAACGGCCAAACAACCCAGTATTTTGGTTTATGAACAGTTTGGAAATCTCTCCAAACTTTACAATACCCATCAGGGTCTCTCATCATATTATTAATCTCATTGATATCAGCATCTTTTCTAAAAAGTGTTTCATCTTTTTCATCGTGGAAAGCAACAACCCAAAATTCGTAATCTTTTTCAGGAACTTGAGAAAATCCAATGTCGATACAATGTTTAAAGATACTAGCGTAACTTGCCAACCATTCTTCCTCAGTTTCAAATATTTGAGGATTAGGTGCGTAATTTTTATCTAAAGTATATTGTTGAACAGCTCTATTTGAAAATTTAAGACCTGAATAAATTTCATAATCTTTTAAAGTTCTTTCAGTTCCGAACCCGTAAAAACTAAAGTCCATTGTAACGTCTTCACCGTCCATACCAAATAGTTGACGATTCTTTTTATGAGATAATTCATTTTTCTTACCCCACTCTTTATCATCATCCCATTGTTTGGTTCTACCCTTACGAGTATATTCGTGCCAAATAACAGTTTTGTGTGGGTGAAATAAATCGTATCCGTGTGTAAATGCTCTAACAGCGATTGAGATTTCTTCTCCGTGGAAATAGAATTCAGGGTCGTGTTGAACCTCGACACTAAATTGTCCCAATGTAAATGCCATATGGGCGGAGTAAAATCTTGAGGTAACGGGTTCTTTAAGATTTTCCCACCCCGGAATTGTTTCAGGTAAAAAGAAGACGGCACCTTCCGGTATAAATCTATCAAAAGCCATTCTCCAAGGTTCTTTAACTCTACTTGCCGGGTCATTGTCCGGGTCGAATGAAGAAACATAACCTGTTAGTAAAGGTTTCTTAAATCCTTTCTTTTGAAGTTGTTTAACCATTTTGATTAGGGTGTCGTCCCAATCTTTTTCAAATCTCATATGAGAATCGATTTGTAAGGTATATTCTTCACCTTTATATAGTTGTTGAACTTGGTTTCTTGCCCAACAAACCCCTTTGGATTCGGTGTATAGAACATCAATAACTCTAAAACGTTTATCACCTTTGAATTCTGATAAATTATCAAAACCATCTTCCGGATGATATTGACGACAAATACCGATTACTAAATTTTTAGGTTTCTTTGCATTCTCCAACATTGATTTAATTGTTGGGATAAGTTGGGGGTCACGATAGGACGCAATTTGGACAAATATCTTCATTTAATATCTTTTTATTGTAAAAATAATATTTTTTATAAAAAGATAAATAGAAATTATATTCCACCATCAATAATTGTCCAACCATACGTTCCGGTTAGAATTGCTCTACCGGCTGAACTACCGGCAGTATATTTAATTGTTCCAAAATTAATGTTAATTCCAGAGGTTAATGTTGGTAAAGAACTCCATCCATTATAAATTGCGTCAAGATTTGTTGTTGAGTAATCACTAAATGTTTTACCATTCATAAATCCATTAAAGTTTGTTACGCCGGTAACGTTCCAAGAACCAATATTTTGATTAAATCCTACTGAACCAAACATATTTGACATATTAGTCACATTACTAACGTTCCAAGAACCAATAGGTTGATTGAATTGTGTTGCTCCGTTAAACATCTGTTGCATATTTGTTACATTACCAACGTTCCAACCACTAATATTTTGATTAAAAATACTACACGTAGCAAACATTAATCTCATTGTTGTAACATTAGAAGTGTCCCAACTAGTTATATTACCATCAAATGCGTAATCAAACCAAAACATATAATCCATATTAGTTACTGAACTTACATCCCAAGAATTAAGGTTTTGGTTGAATATTGTGTTAAAAAAGAACATACCTTCCATAGTTGTAACATTTGATACATCCCAAGAATTAATATATTGATTAAATGGGGATAAACTAAACATATAATTCATATCTGTAACATTACTTACATTCCATCCCGATAATGGTTGGTTAAATGATGTTGATTGATAAAACATATAATCCATTTTAGTAACACTACTAACATCCCAAGAATTAATTGGTTGGTTAAATGGTGTTAAAGGGAACATATCACCCATATCAGTAACATTATATGTTGTCCAACCACTAATCATTGGTGAACCACCGTTATTAAATGATGTGCAACCATTAAAAGTTCCTTTCATATTAGTAACACTACCAACATTCCAAGAACTTAAATTTTGGTTAAAAACGGTATTTTGTAAGAACATATAACTTATAGATTGAACATTTGATACATCCCAAACACCAATTGGCTGATTAAATAAATAAGTGTTATCAAACATTGCTCCCATATCAGTAACATTACTAACATCCCAACCTGATATGTCGTCATTAAAATTATGACACTCAAAAAACATACCTTGCATATTTGTTACGTTTGATGTGTTCCAAGAATTTATAAAAGGGACTGTTGTTAAATTAGTACAATTCTCAAACGTATAAGATAAATTATTTGTTCCCGTTAAATCTAAAACATCGGTAACATTTGATAATGATAAATTATTACAATTAGAAAAATACGAACCACTATTACCCAAACGTAAACAACCCCACTGTAGAACTTCTCTAATTTTATTTCTACTAATAGGGTTAACACCAAACGACCACCCAATTAATGTCCCTGTTATTGTTATTATATAATCACCCGGAGTTACATATGTGTGTGTTCTATTATCGTAAATATTATTAGAGGTTTCCCCATCACCCCAATCAATTGTTCCATAATAAAACCCCGAAGTTTCATATGGTAATGTAATTGATTCGTTTATAGTTGTTGTTCTCCAAACAGAGATAAAGGATGGTGGTATAACAGGATTACAAGTTTGATATTTAACACATACCTCACAAAAAATGTATGTTGTTCCGTGGTCCCAAAAATCGGTTACCCAAGTCACAATTTTAGATACACTAATAATTTCTAAACACTCACCAAATGAATTGACAACCGCAGTTCCCGGTAAAAAGTTAGACGGTAACATAATATATTTTATAATCTTTTTAGCACAACAAGATTGAACTTGGAACAACACATACTTAACAGGTGTTGTTGGTGTGGGAGTGTGAGTCGGAGTTGGTGTAGGTGTATGAGTCGGAGTTACCGATGGTGTTATTGATGGTGTAGGTGTTGGTGTGGGTGTTGATGTTGGACACGGATAGATAAAATTGGCTTTCTGACAATGGTAAATACTCGGTTGAGAACCCATCGCAATAAATGAATAGAAATTGTTTGTAGATGAACTAACAACATAAGTGGCACATCCAATGAAACCACTACTTTCAATATAATACGCTCCTGACAGAGGACTAAATGATATTGGTATGTTTGATAAGGTAAATTGGTTTGATGAATCACAACTATCCTCAAAATAACCAACTATCGGTGGTAATGTTGGAGTGGGTGTCGGAGTGGTGGTTGGTGTAGGTGTTGGTCCGGGGCAAACATCCCCAACACAAATATTAGATGAAACCTGAATTATTAATCCACTATCACCATACGGAAATTGACCACAAACATATAATGTGGTTGCCGAGTAAATCTCACCATAGATTAATGTCCCGTCACATTGAGTATACCCAAAATTTAATGTTACCCCTAAAGGGTTATCAATTGAGATACAATTACAAACGGAATTTGTTGGTGTGGGAGTGGGTGTTGTCGTTGGTGTTTGACTAGGAGCAGGTTCACCACAAAAATGATATTGAATTTCTTCACAACCAATGTTATCTGTGACTATCACTAAGACTTCTTGAGAACCTGATAATTCTGTTGGTATGTTTAGAATTAACGGGACTGATGAGACAGCTGTCGCAACAACATAACAATACGTTCTTGTTATATCACATATTGATATGTTATATGGGGAATGTCCGGATAAACTTGTGATTTCAATTACTTGCATAAACTATTCATTATTTAATAAATAGTCCTAATTAACCAATTGAAATTACTAACCCATTTTTAATTACAACAGTTAATCCATCAACGGTTTTAAATGTAGTTGTTATACCGGAAAAAATAGGTTCTTCATTTTGGTTAATAATTAACTCTTCCGAATAAAGAGTGTCTGATGGTATATAAATTTGTTGATTATCAATATCGTCTAATGATAAAGCAACAAATGCGTCATATAAAAAATAACCTAAATCAAATTGATTGTTGTCAAATTCACTTCTTGTTGATTTAAAATTTTTATATACTTCATCATTTAACGATAAACGTATTTCGATTGCATCCCAATTCTTACAATCGGAAATCCCATTTTGTGTTTTTATTGCGTCTAACACAATAGAATTAGAAACGTCATTCAATAGATTTTTAACTGAAATACTATCCATTGTATTAATATCCCTTCTCATTATTAAAAGACTATTTATTTCTAAAATATTTTGATATAAAACAATCGTCAAAAAATTCCAATTTGTATATTCCATATTATGTATTTTTTAATATCATTATTGTTAATGTGCCTTGGTTTATTGCTCCAAAACCACCACTTACCGTGGCGTTTTGACCCTGAACAGTTGCTGTATCAACCTCAACAGTATGAATTCCTGCTGATAATGTTATAATAACCGACATATTCCAATTTGCGACCCAGTTTCCTACCGTAGCATTTCCCGTTGGGTTGTCGGCATACATTCTTTGATATCCACCGTTGGGTAATATAATACCATCCACCACTAATGCCACATCAATTGCCGAACCACTAGTTGTTGTGGTTCCAACGGTATTAACCCCACCATTTGTTTGTATACAAACCATAGTTTGTGTAGGTACAGTTATTGTAGTGGTCAATCCCGGTATTAATGTTAGTAATGTAGTTGTATTGGTAACGAGTAATGAGGTAGAACCTGTTATCATCGTACCAAATTGACCCAACGTAAGTGCACTACCATTACCAAAATATGTTCCACCACTAATTGTTGTTCCTGAGATACCCCCGGTTGATGATATAAGTCCGGTCGATGTTACTGAACCATCATCTTTAACATCAAATACTTCAGTATTTGCGTAATTTTTCAACGTTAAATAACTTTGAGGAGTAAATACAGAAGGTGAGTTTAGTTTAACAACTAAATTATCAAATTGTAAATTTTGATTTGCTGCGGTTGAATAATTAAAGAATACTCCAAGAGAACTCATTAAACTAGACGTGTATGTACTATCAACTGCACTACCAATTAATGTTGTTACGGTTGTAGGGTCACCCCACGCAACTGCACCATCGTCTCTGAAATAGTATGTCCAAGTATTTGTTGATGGCGTATATACAATTCTTGCACTAACATAATTAGTACCTGCCGCGAAAACACCTCCTGAAATTATATCTGTTCTAGTACCAAATAATCCACTGGTATATCTAACTAACCTCCAATTTCTTGTTCCTGTTCCACCATAAACTAATGCGTATCCGTTACCGGTATTCAGAAGTGTTCCACTAGTACCCGCTAAAACAACTGCAGCTCCATAGGTACCGGCTGAGAATCCTGGAAATATGGTGTTTCTATTTGTTCTTAGATTAAATGACCATTCAACATTTACAGTATTTAATGATAATGTTGGATTAAATGGTGAGTTAAAACCGGATAATGGTACCGTAGTGTATGACTGACCCGCAGGATTTCCGTTTGCAATATTTAAATAAGTTGATGCCGTTATTGTTGCATTACCAGCACCTGTATTTGTATTTGTGTAGGTTAACGATGGTGAACCTCCGGGTGATAGAGTAACTCTATTATAATCATCAGTAAATGCTGAAACAGCAATCGGTGTTGACGGTAGATTGGTTGAGTTAAGAACTACAGTTCCCCCACTTATTGTTGTTGCGGATATTGTATTTGCCGTTAAACCTCCTGTAAATATTGTTGCTCCCGTTACTGTTCCTCCTGATAATGGTAAGAAAGGTGTTGGTGGTAAATTTTGGTATGTTGTTGCTGAAATAGTAGTGGCGGTTAAACCTCCTGTAAAGTTTGTTGCACCTGTCACTGTTCCTCCTGATAATGGTAAGAAAGGTGTTGCCGGTAAATTAAAATAAGTTGTTGCTGATACTGATGTCGCACCAAAAGTACCGTTTACATCTAAATTAAAATTTAATATTGGATTGACAACATTTGTATTAACACCAACATTACCATTCCCTAATTCTTGAAGGATTAAATTCCCTGGATTTCCACCCCCGTTTGACCTAGAACTAATTGACTTCCCATTAGTTGACCCCGTGATATCCCCGTAAAATAGTATATTACCTGATATCCCCGGACTATAATTATCGGTTGTGATTATTAATGGGCTCGAGTTATTTTTTAGTATTACTTGACCTGTTACCGTTCCACCTGATAAAGGTAAGAAAGGTGTTGGTGGTAAATTTTGGTATGTTGTTGCGGATATTGTAGTTGCAGTTAACCCTGATGCAAATGTTTGTCCCGCACTAAAATTATTATCAATATTTGTTAATGCTAAATTATTATATTTGTTTGAATCTAAATGATAATATTGGTTAGGAAGACCTCCTTGTATGTTCGTTAAATCATTGTGAACTCCGGGAGCACCACTTGGTTGAAATACTGATGAAAATGCCGACTGTGTAATACCTGTTGTCGCACTTACCTCAATAATAATCCTACCAACCAAAAATGTGTGTGATGTAATTAGTTCAGGTAAATTTGGTTCACTTGAAGCGTCCGCTAATAATATATTATCGAATTGTCCATCACTAACCACCTCATATAAGTGGTCATTTAATTCTTGTCCTCTAAAATACCAATTAACTAAATATTTTCCTGCGGTTGCTGATACTAAATCAGTACCATTATCATAGTAAAGATTATTAATTGTATTTGCTGTTGTGGTATAAACCCACGTACCGCCTGAATGGAAATTTCTAAAAAAAAGTCCTAATGAAGTTGTGTCATTAACTATTTGACGATTAGTGGCGTTCCAAACAACACCTGAAGATAAGGTTACAATACCTGTACTTCCACTTAAACCTAACGAACAACCACTTTCTCTCGCGAATCTATCTGTATATACAATACGTTCATTTAATTTACTTGGTAAACCCGCACCCTCATCACCAAACTCTAAAACGTGAATAAAATTATTTGTTCGATAGACAATCATATATAATAGAATACTACTAAAATCAACAGTCCCCTCATTATCTAAAACATTATATCTAGGAACCCCATTATTATATTCAATTATAATATAATTTGTGTCGTTATTTATTAATGCCGGAAGTGACCCGACACCTGTGGTTCCGCTTGAAATTGAATAAAATTTAAGAGGCTCAAAAAAATTAGGGTTGTCGTATAATGCAACCGTTATCTGCGGTAAATTAATTGACCCGTCATTATTACTTGACCAACCTGTGTTACCACTAATAACTCCCGGGTCATAATTAGATGGTCCAAAAATATTAAAAGTACCACCTGTACTATTTGTAAAAATAGTGTTGCCTTGGAAATATGTTCCTCCGGTAATAAAAACGTCTTTTGGTAAATTATAATATGTTGTTGCCGAAATTGTGTTTGCGGTTAAACCATCTGTAAATATTGTTGCTCCCGTTACTGTTCCTCCTGATAATGGTAAGAAAGGTGTTGCAGGCAAATTTTGATATGTTGTTGCGGAAATTGTGTTTGCAGTTAAACCATCTGTAAATATTGTTGCTCCCGTTACTGTTCCTCCTGATAATGGTAAGAAAGGTGTTGCAGGCAAATTTTGATATGTTGTTGCGGAAATTGTGTTTGCAGTTAAACCATCTGTAAATATTGTTGCTCCGGTCACTGTTCCTCCTGATAATGGTAAGAAAGGTGTTGCAGGCAAATTTTGATATGTTGTTGCCGATATTGTGTTTGCAGTTAAACCATCTGTAAATATTGTTGCTCCCGTTACTGTTCCTCCGGTAAATGTTTGAAGAACTCTCCAAGAAGCGTTTGTATCGTCATAACCATTAATACCTGATATTGTTGATGCCGTCCAAGCATTAATTAACACAATACCTTCAGGTGAGTTATTTTTAACCGTTGTTCCAAAATTTGATATAACTACTGTAGAACCCCCCGGACCTGTTGCTCCGGTAGCGTTGTTCCATAACGTATCATAATTATCAATATTGTATTGATATATTTTTTTGGTTTCATAAACATAAACTAACATCCCTAATTTTCTTCTACCTGAAGAAATGTTGTCAGAATTTAATGTTAACACATTAGGTGAAAAAATTTGACCCGTCCCAATTTGTAACTGAACCGGAATCGTATTACCGGAATATTCAACTAAACCTTGATAACCGTTAGGGATTATGTAATCTAAATCGGTTAAATTGTAAACTTCCATATACCCCCCTGTTTGAAGGATACTGAAATTTGTTCCAAATGTTGCGTTATTACGAACAGAAGGATTACCTAATGATTTTATAGGTGAAACTGGTATGTTATTTAAAAAATTACTCATATTATTGTGTTATGGTATTACCTCTAAAATAAATATTATTGTTATCGGTAATGTTAAATATTATGTTAGGATATGTTGTATAAACTCGGTATGTTGTTTGTGGAATTGTTGTTCCGGTGTAGGTAAATGTATATGTGTTAATTGCATCTTCAGTATATATATTTGTTAATAAATTAGAATCATTACTTTCATTAAAATCAATAATTGTTTGTCTTCCATTATTAGTTAATGAAATTGGGATAATCCAAATATACCACCCTAAACCACCAACATAACCTTGCAACACTTCGGTTGTTAAGAAATTATAGGCAACTATTGGGTTACCAAAACTATCGAGCCCTCCTGAAATTTGAGGAACCGTTTGACTAATTATTGGTGGGAACTCACCACTAGTCCAACCACTGAAATCAACATATTTGTTCATATCAATATTAAATTGTGTTTGGTCTTGTGTTGGTTGTGTATTGTTTGTAAAACCAAAGAAATTAGAACCACTATCATACATCCATTGACCAATACTTTCAGACCCACTTACAGGTTCAATAAATAACTTAGCATAATATACCGGAGTTGGTGTTAATGTTGGTGTTGGTGTATTTGTCGGAGTGTGTGTATTGGTTGGTGTTTGTGTTGGTGTTGGTGGTATTGGGGCGTAACATCCACATGGGTTCGTACAAGTCTCCGTAGGTGTTATTGTTGGGGTCGGTGTGGTAGTTGGTGTAGTGGTGGTTGTTGGTGTTTGTGTAGGAACTTTACAAGGGTTGAAAGAAGGAGTTGGGGTTAGTGTTGGTGTAGCTGTCGGTGTTTGAGTGTTTGTAACAGTCGGTGTTGGTGTTGGTGTAGGAGTAGGAACCGGAACATTCATAATAACAGGACAATCCGCCCCCTCAACTAATATAGTGTAAACACCATATACATTACGAGGTGGTGTTAATAATGACGGATTAAACACATAAGGTAATATTTGATTACCTAAATTTATAACCACATTAACACCGTTAGGTTTAAACAAAATATTTGCAACCTCCCCACTATAATTTATACTTTGTATCGTTATTGTATTTGACATATTTTATTTTTTTGTTAACCTGTTATTAATACCCTTAAATTATCAAATTGTAAATTTTGATTTGCCCCTGTTGAATAGTTAAAGAACACACCAAATGAACTCATTAATGATGAGGTATACGTACTATCAACCACACTACCAATTAACGTACTTACAGTTGTTGGGTCACCCCAAGCAACAGCACCATCATCTCTAAAATAATATGTCCAAGTATTTGTTGCCGGAGCGTATACAATTCTCGCACTAACATAATTAGTGTTTGCCGCGAAAACACCTCCCGTAATTATGGTGGTTTGTGTTCCCGCTAAACCACCGGTATATCTAACAAATCTCCAGTTTCTTGTTCCCCCACTACCATAAACTAATGCGTATCCGTTACCGGCATTTTGAAGGTTAGTTGTTGTACTTGCTAATACAACTGCTCCTCCGTATGACGACGCAAGAAATCCTGAGAATATGGAGTTTCTATTTGTTCTTAAATTAAACGACCATTCAAGTGTTCCACTATTACTCGACAATGTTGGGTTAAATGGTGAACCAAATCCTGAAAGAGGTACTGTGGTATATGACTGTCCCGCAGTACCACCGTTTGCAATATTTACATAAGTTGATGCCGATATTGTTGCATTACCCGTACCAGTATTTGTGTTTGTATAAACTAAAGATGGTGTTCCACCCGGAGATAATGTGGCTCTATTATAATCATCAGTAAATGCTGAAAAAACAGTCGGTGTTGAAGCCGATGTTGGTGTAGGTGTTTGTGTTGGTGTAGGTGTGTTGGTTAATGTTGTTGTTGGTGTTTGAGTCGGTGTTTCAGTTAATGTTGGTGTTGGTGTAGGGGTTTCCGTATTAGTTGGTGTTGGTGTAGGGGTTTCCGTATTAGTTGGTGTTGGTGTTGGAACAATAAATATACCACCATCTGTTATTGTCCAAGCATAACCTCCACTTCCGGTTGAACCTGTAAGGATAGCTTTTCCTGAGGAACCTGTTGATGTATAATTGGCTGAACCAAAATTAATTGTTACTCCTGTTTTTGGGTTTTTTGTGGACCATCCATTATAAATAGAATCTAAATTTGTTGTCGAGAATGTTGCTGGTGTTTTTCCTAACATAAAATTAGTAAAATCGGTTACACCTGAAATATTCCAATTTCCAATATCTTGGTTAAATTGTGAATCACTAAACATTTGGTACATATTATCAACTTTTGAAACATTCCAACTCGAGATATCTTGGTTAAATTGTGAATTTTGAAACATAGCTCTCATATTAGTAACACCCGAAACATTCCAATTATTTATAGGTTGATTAAATTGTGACCCATAAAACATTTGTTGAGTGGAAACAACTTTTGAAACATTCCATCCTGACAATGGTTGATTAAATTGTGAATCTTGAAACGCTGCTACCATATTAGTAACCTTTGATACATTCCAATTTCCAATAGGTTGGTTAAATATTGAATTACCAAACGTAAAAAACATACTTGTTACATTTGAAACATTCCATCCCGATAATGATTGATTAAATGAGGTGTTACCATTAAACATCGCACTAATACTAGTTATACCGGACATATTCCAATTCTCAATTGGTTGGTTAAATGTACCACTATCAAACATACCCTGTACACTAATAACTTTTGAAATGTCCCAATTTCCTATTGGCTGATTAAATTGTGACCCTTTAAATATTTGTTGTAAATTAACATTTGAAATATTCCATCCGGATAATGGTTGGTTAAATTGACTACCATCAAACATATTTTGCATATCGGTTACACCTGAAACGTTCCAATTTCCAATAGGTTGGTTAAACTGACTATTTTGAAACATTGAACGCATACTTTGAACTTTTGAAATATCCCAATTAGCGATTGGTTGATTAAATGGTCCATTAGAACTTGAAAACATTCGCTCCATAGTTGTTACATTTGAAACGTTCCAACCACTAATATCACTATTAAATTGAGTGTTAAAAAACATACCATACATACTTGTAATACCAGAAACATTCCAATTATTTACATTATTTATTGTTGATAAATTGTTACAACTAGTAAACATTCCTTGTAAACTTGTTATACCACTTAAATTTAATGTATCACTAACATTTGTTAATGACAAATTACTACAATTACTAAATTGACTAGTGGTTCCAACACCTAAATTAAAATAAGGTCCCCACTGTAATATTTCGTAAATATTACCATAACTTCCAAAGTAATTACCGAAACTAAATTTATTAATTAAACCATATATAGTCACAGTATAGTATCCCGGTGTTGTATATGTGTGAGTTTTATTTGCATTTGTGTTTGCTGAGGTACTTCCGTCCCCCCAATCTATAGTTCCTGAATATGTTCCTAAAGATGAATAAGGTAATATTATTGATTCTGAAGCGGATGTTGTTCTCCAAACAGAAACAAATGGTGGTGGTGGTGTTGATGATGGGGTTACTGTTTGTGTTGGTGTAGGTGTTTGAGTCGGTGTTTCAGTTAATGTTGTTGTTGGTGTTGGTGTATTTGTTGGGGTTTCAGTTGGTGTATTTGTTGGTGTTTCTGTATTAGTTGGTGTTGGGGTTTGTGTCGGAGTTTGCGTAGGTGTTTCTGTGTTAGTTGGTGTTTGAGTAGGTGTATTTGTTGGAGTTTCAGTTGGTGTTTGAGTCATTGTTGGTGTTGGGTTTGGTTGTGGGCAAACATTAATATTTACCACTTCTCCTATATTGTTTACATAAAAATAACCATCATAAAAGTTATAATATCCTTGAGAAAGGAGTGCTCCTCTATTATTTGTATATATTATACATCCTACTGTTATTGCAGCTAAACATGCTGCAGAGGTGTAGGAAGTAATAGGTGTAGGAAGAACAGATGGTGTACAAGGAGTACCAAGCCCCCACGAAGATAGATTAATTGTAACTAAAGATGGTGGTGTTGGAGTAGGTGTTGAGGTTGATGTCAAAGTAGGTGTTGGTGTAGGTTGTGGGCATACATCTATATTTAATACTAACCCTTCCTTATCGATATACAATAGTCCTGGTGTTCCATCCCATCTATTGTAATATCCTTTCTCAGCATTTTCTGTTCCTTCTGAATCAAGATACAAGTGACATCCAACAGTAATAAAATCAACACACGATTGTTCTGTATATAAAGTAATTAAACCTAATAAACAAGAAGTCTCACAAGGTATGCAACCTTCATAAGAAAATAAACCTTGTATTAAAACTAATGGTATAATTGGTGTAGGGGTCGGAGTTGGTGTTAAGGTATTTGTTGGAGTATTAGTTGGAGTTTCTGTAATAGTCGGAGTTGGAGTGTTTGTCGGAGTTTCAGTTAAGGTTTGAGTTGGTGTTTCAGTTGGAGTATTAGTCGGAGTTAAGGTTTGTGTTGGTGTTATGGTATTAGTCGGAGTTAAGGTTTGTGTTGGTGTTATGGTATTAGTTGGAGTTACGGTATTAGTTGGTGTTATGGTATTAGTTGGAGTTACGGTATTAGTTGGTGTTGGGGTTGGTGTTGGTTGGATTAAAATTATTTCCCACGTACTTCCATTCGGAGTTCCCGATAATTGACTAAAAAATGGTTCCCCATTATAGTTGTTATAATCTTCATTTATTGTAACAATAGTTTGTCCTGATAAATCCCCTAAACTAACCGTAACACCAGTAAATATTGTAATCGGAGTCCCACTATAGACATTTAGAACATTTTCAAAAGTAACATTTATTTCTTCACTATATGAACGGTTCAATACTAATCTATAATACGCAATTATAGAACCCGGTGTATATTCCACGAAAAGGGTTAAATTTAATGGTTCTGATGTGGGTGTTGGTGTTTGAGTATTGGTAGGTGTTGGAGTAGGACCATTAATCACATATGTAAAATCATCAACCGGACAGAAATTTTCACCACAATCAGGGCAATCAGGATTAAACATATCAAACGTATCTTTTAATAATTTAAAATTATGTTTAACTTCGTCTGATGATAATGGCTCCACATACATTCTGAATTGAGATATACCCCCATCAAATGTTCCACCAAAATTTTGTTCTAATAATATATCAGTCGTTAATCCACTAAACGTTGTTCCTAACAAATCGTTAGTTGGTAAACATTCCGGGTCTTGGATATAAGTTGTTCCGGTAATTGCCGAGAAAGTTAAATTTTCTCTTAAACCTTGGGTTCCACCACCCCACGAAATATTATAAGGAACACCGACTTGTTTTTCCTTATCTGTGGATAATGCTCTTGGGATAATTTCCTCAATATCTTGAAATGTGTGGAATATTCTTCCATTAATGTATATTTTTAATCTTCCTTTTCTAAAATCCTTATCAATCAACCATTTCTCATTTAGATTAACCAAATCAATTTGTTGTGGGTCAGTCCCACAAGTTTGTGTATATGGAACAGTGATTAACTCTTTTGAGTTATTTGCTAATCCATCTAAATATTTTTTCTCCGTGATATCTCCAATACCCCCTCTATACCATAAGTCACAAGTGTCTAACCAAGTATATCTCTCCCAAACGGCTGTAATATGAAACCAATGTTCCATATCTAAATAACTTGGATTAACTTCTAAACAATAAGGATAAATTGGTGGTGTACAATAATTGTCTATAGTGTATCCTGTTGTGTAAGTAATTCCTGTTGTTGAACAACTTCCACTAGTCTCACATCCTCCGGTAAATCTTAGTAATCTAACACCAATTTGAGGGTTATGTGGGTCACCACATAATTTAAATGATAATGCGTTTGACATTGAATCAAACAATGGGTCACTCTCACAAGTATTCTCAACTGAACCCGGAGTTACATTACAATTATCACAAGTTTGACAATCGTTACAAGATATACATTGTACACAAGTACATCCCGCAGTACAAGCCGTGATTGGTTCGCAATTTGAAGGGACCGGTATCGGAGTTGGTGTTGGAGTTGGTGTTGGTGTAGGTAATGGACAATCGTGTATTTTATATTCCCAACCACAACTAATACAACCATCACAATCCGCTTTAGTTGGTCTAGGTGGATAAACATAGATACATCTACTATTAACAACAGAATTATTACAACAAGCACAAGTTGTTAAACCTGTGACCTCTGAGGTAACTCTAGTGTAACCGGTAAAACATCTTGGGTGTCCGTCGGCGTAATGATAGAATTTATTTTCAGCACGAGCCCCAAAGTAAAAGAATATATCTTTGTTGTTTGGGTAAATCTCATTTAAGGTTGTTTCACCTAACGATGGAGTATATTCGTTAATTAATCTTGGTTTTAACAACATTTCAACCGACCATCCTTTATTCATTCTTTCAGGAAAAATGTTATAGTCATAACCAAATAATCTATAGAACCCTTGATAGAATCCACCATAAAGTTCGTGGTATCTACCTACACTATCATTTTTACTAACAACCTCATATAATATTGTGTCATTAAAACCTGAGAATCTAACATTAGAACTAGTGTATCCTGTAACTTGAAATAACTTTAATCGTCTATCAAAAGACAATCTATTGAATTTGGTGTAATCATTAATACCGTTTGTAAATGTGATTGACTGTCCCGTCATTGATTCCACCAACCCATTGTCAATCCCGGTTAAACCAATATCACAAGATGTATTAGCGGTTAAACAAAATAAATCAACATTATCAGGGTTGTAATAGTTTTTAGAAACAAAAAGATTATTGAAGTTATAGTTTTTATAGTATAAATCAATTTGTTGTGCAGAAATTGGGTTATTAATATCAAAATTAATAGGTAATTTATTACCATATGTCTCGGCAATTAAATAAGGGGAAAAAACAACCTCTTCTTTATAGTTTCTTTCATCAGTAGATAATGATATATCACTAACGTCTAACGCTAATTTTACACCCCAATTTGGTTTCGGAAATTGATTTATATTTTGACTCACAATCTTTTTTATGATAAATAGTCAGAAACGAAGTATTTATATATAAAAAGTTGATATGATTAATTTTAATACCGAATATTTTGGGAACAATTGTTACTTCTACATTAAAGATAGAGGTAACAAAATATCCCTTTATTATAATGTGGCGGACACTTTAACGGAATCAAGAAAGTCTGACGATAAACTTGAGTTCGATAAAAAAGACGAAAAAAAAGTTAAAGGTGTGGTTTCTTCAGCGTTAAAAACAAAATCAAAAGTTTCTAAAAAAGCTTTAGATAAAAAACTTAAAGGAATTAAACCCAAAGAAGAAATTGACGAATTTGTTGATGAGGACGGTAATATGTTAGGTTCAAGAATACCAAATCTTAGTCAAGTGTTAACTCCACACAAAACTATGGACCAAACCATTGCAATGTCAAGAGCGACAAACGACCCATTAACAAGAGGTTATCGTGTTTATTATGGTGAAAGTAAAGAAGGTTCAGATGAAGTAATTAATGAAGTTGATTATTCAGAAGCTTTTGGATATGAAGAAACAAAAGATATGGACTTTAAAGATACCGTCAAAACTCTTGAAGAAATGGGTGTTGAGAACGCAATCGAAAGAGCTAAAGAATTTGGTAAACTACCAAAGGCAAAAAAAGAAGACGGTGAATTAAGACAAAGATTATCAGAAAAGGATACCATAGAAGAACAACAGAAAAAAATGATGAAGAAAATGGTTGAGGATATTTTAACCAAAAAATCAAAAGATTCTTCTGATGTTATTAAAAACACCGGTGTTAGTAAAATATTAAAGAAAAATTTACAAGTAATTAAAAATATTGCAGATAAAGAAGGTATTAGTATCAATACTCTGATAAAAGCGTTAAAATCTTCAGATGAATAGTGATTTATACGGAAAGACATATACGGTACCGCAAGACGTTATTGAATATTTAGAACAATGTAATCAAGCTGTTGGGGAAGTTGATGAAACTACCGAAGGTTTTAAACGTAATAAAGATTTGCGTGAAAAAGGTGAGGTGACTTATCAACAACTAAAACGAATGAAGAATTGGTTTGATAATTTCAATGGACATCAAGATGAGACTTCCCATATTTTAAATGGGGGACACTACGTTAAAGATTGGGTGAACAATACCCTAAAAGGAGATAGAGATAGTATTAATACCGGAAAACAATCAAAATCGGAAGTATTACCAAATCAATACATTAACCCTCACGAAAAAGAAGGGATTAAAGATATGAATAGACCGAATCAAAAACATAGTTCATCAATTAATAAATTTGACACCGCTATCACAGAGAGTCTAAAAAGAATAAACGAATTAATACAAAAAATATAACAATTATGCCAGTAAATGAACCATTAAATTTTGAACAACCATCTAATGATTTGTCATCAATTGCCGAGGCTCAAAGAAGATTATTATTTCCAAAAAATGATTTTAAAAAAACAGCAAATGAATACTCCTCAGTTAACCCTGACGCAATTGCCGATGGTGATACCGCAGGTAAAGGAACAGGTAACTTTTTAGATGTTTATAATCAACAAGCGGGAGCTATTCAAGATATTCAAGAAAGAAACTCTGAATTAGTTATTAATGAGTATAAACCAAATGCACCTTATACAACACCAAGTGCGTAATGAAACTTTACAACACAGTTAAATCTCTTATTTTAGAAGTAGCGTCAATTGACTCAATTGTTAACGCTATTAAAAATAAAGATAAGATAATAATTTATTACGACGGTGATGAACCCGGAGGACGTGGTTTACGAGATATTGAACCTGTTTGTTTTGGATACTCAAAAGCCGGAAACCCTGTATTACGTGCTTGGGACAGTGAAGGAGCTTCTCACACAGGATATAAAGGGGAACAACCTTTACCGGGGTGGAGATTATTTAGGGTTGATAAAATCCAATCATTCAGACCATCAGGTGAAAAGTTTACAGAACCAAAACCCGGTTATAATCTTAACGGGGATAAAAGTATGACAAAAGTTATAATAAACGCTGTCTTCGGACAAAACTAAATACAATAATTAAATTTTATGACAAACGAATTAAGTTTAATGGAAAAATTAGTGGTATCTAAAAAAATAATGGATGCCCATAACAATACACCGAGAGGTGGTGTGGCATCATCAATGGATTCCTATAATTCACCTGAAGTTGAATCTTTTGAACCTGTTGGTGCAAAATATAATATTCCACAAGAATTTTTACAAGAATCTCAACAATCAGAACAACCTTATTTATCATCAATACCTAAAGCACCAACAATGCCACAACCTCTAACGGCAGATAGAGTTATGTCATCAAAATTACCGGACGCAATTAAACGATTGATGATTGAACACCCAATAGAAGTTCCAAACTCAATGGGTGGTGGTGGTTCAGTATTATCTGACGAATTAGTTGAGAAAGCATCTAGATTGATGAATTTAAAAGGGAATCAACAACCAAAACAATCGGTTAACGAACAAACTAAAAGACCACAACAGACACAATCACCAAACTTTAATGTGAATGAATTAAAATCTATGCTTCGTGAAGTTGTAGAGGAAGTTCTACAAGAAAATGGAATTTTGTCTGAATCAGAACAAAAATCTAATGAAGTCTTTTCTTTTAAAGTTGGAAAACATATATTTGAAGGTAAGGTTACTAAGATAAAAAAAATCTCTTAAACTTTATTTACTCTCAAGATTAACCCTCATCTACCAAGTTGGGGGTTTTTTAGTTTTATATGGTTGATATTCTTTTTGTTTTTTATTATATTTTAGAATATAATTTAAAACTATGAAAGAAAAAATTAATGTATTAGTTCTACCAAGTGACAAAACAGGTGTTGGTAAATTTCGCTCTGTTGACCCTCACGTATTCTTACAAAACTTATATCCGGATGACTTCCACGTAGATATTGACTACGAACCTCAAATAAATAATATTGAATATTGGAAAAAATATCAGATAATTCATGCTCACAGAACAATTGGACAAGATTATAATATCGCCCCTCAATTAATCCAATGGTTAAAGTCAATGGGTATTATCGTTATTGTCGATTTAGATGATTATTGGTTACCAACGGTTGAGCATCCAATACATAGTATTATTGTTAAACACAAAATTGATGAGAAAATTAAAAATAATCTGAGAGCGGCAAGTTATGTAACCACCACTACTGATATATTTGCTGAGGAAATCAAAAAATTAAACAAAAACGTTATTGTATTTCCAAACGCCATTAACCCAAAAGAATTACAGTTTAATCAACCAACACCTCCTTCTGATAAAATTAGAGTTGGGTGGTTAGGTGGCTCATCTCACTTACACGATTTAGAATTACTTGGGGGGTTTGTTCAAAAAAATAGTGACATTAACGATAAATTACAATATGTGATTTGTGGTTTTGATACAAGAGGAACTGTAACTGAAATAAATCCTCAAACAGGTGAAGAAAAACAACGAGAAATTAAACCACACGAAACTGTATGGGCTCGTTATGAGGAAATTTTTACAACCAATTATCAAACAGTTGATGATGACTATAAAAAATTCTTACAACAATTTAAAGAAGGTGAATATAATTCCGGAAATGTTTTACCTTATGTTAGAGTTTGGACAAAACCTGTCACAACTTACGCTATGAATTATTCAAAATTTGATATATCTTTGGCTCCGATTAAAAATCACATCTTCAACAGAATGAAATCTCAATTAAAAGTTATTGAGGCAGGGTTTTATAAGAAAGCTTTAATCGCGTCTGAAATTGGACCATACACAATCGATTTAGTTCACTGTTTGAAAAATGGTGAATTTAACGAAGAGGGTAACGCTATTTTAATCCCTGAAAGTAGAAATCATAGTGATTGGTCTAAAGCAATTAAGAAATTAGTTCAGAACCCTGAAATGATTAAAGTATTGGGTGAAAGATTATATAATACAGTAAAAGACAAATACGACCTTAACGTGGTTACAAAAAATAGAGCAGAATTTTACAAATCTTTAATAAAATAAAAAATGATAAAAATACCTTTAACCAAAATATTGTTTCTTGATATAGAAACTGTTGGTGGATGTAAAAACTATAC